CTCTTTCTCTACAATATAATCTTTTGGAATCTTAAGAGCAGCTAAAAGCTTATCTCTAAAGTATTTAACATCATCTACCTCTCCTAGGTTCTGTGCCCCAGGAAGGGTGTCGATCTTGGTTCCATTACCTCCTCTTGTAGGGACAAAGAAATCTTCATCAGCAGACAAAGGGTTATACCTAGCATCAATCTGCCCTGTATTACGATCAAAGAATTTCTCTTTCTTAAACTTCTCCTTCAACCGCTCAATAAACATCTCAGCCTTGGACGAAGGAAGCTGCCCAACATCAACATAAAAGATCCTCCGCTCAGGTGCCCTCATCAATCTATAAATTAACATAGCGTCTTCCATCAGCTTTAGGGATCTATAAATTTGCCTAGCTAAAGCAGCGATTGATTTCCCATATGGGTAAAACAAAGGATCTGAGGAGTGGAGCCTAAAATGAACAATTTGATTTTTATCAAGTTCAATATACTGCTTACCTTTCATGAACTCTCCCTGCACACCATAAGAATCCCAATCATTCTTTTGTGGAATCTCTTGGAGGAAATCAGTTAGATATCCATACTCATTTTCAACCCTAAGGATATAATTAGGATTTAGTACCTTTATTCTATTGATACCTGCCTTGGGGTTATCTAAATCTACAATCAATTCAATAAAGCAATCCCCATACTTTACAGTATTGCGAATAACGTCCCAATAGAACCTGTCAAATTTAATTGTTGTAAATAAATTTTCAACTTCTTTTTTTACTAATTCGTCATCCGTAATAACATCCCATCTATTCCCTTCAATATTTCTTTGAGTACAATCGTCAGCATAGATATCAAATGCTGCTCCTATCTCTGGATACTCGTCCATCAATTCATATTCTTTATATCTTCTCTTACGATTCACCTCTATTTCTGGTAATACAGGAAGACTACCTCTTGATACTGAAAAACTTGCAGGATCCGCTGACGCTTTATCTAATTTAATAACGTCTGGGCTAACTACAGTATCGCCTGAGATAGGCTTTTCCATAGTATCTGGATCATCTCCAAATTGGCGAACTACCTCATCTTGTGCTTTAGTAGCAAAAAACTTAGAGAAGAACCTCCCTAATCTACCTATTGGATAAAAGAACCATGCATTCCTATTCGATCCTCCCCCAAACTCGGTATAACCTTCTTTGATTAAGTCATCTTTATTGTCTACTTCATCAGCCATTTCAAATCCTCCTCGGTTACTCCACCGTGGGTCTTCATTGTATATTTAGTAGTTCTAATAGGACTTAATGGTCTATTTATACTAGTTCCACGCATATGCTCTATAGGAGTCGTTTCCAGTATATTATTATAGCCATAAACAGCCAAGGCTAAACTCATTACTAGATCATCGTGATATCCTTTTTCTGCTTCTGCCTTACCGTTCTCAGAGATAATAAAAGTAAATAACTCATCCACTGTCCTATCTGAATTAATTTTTATGGTGGATGTTCTTATAGATTCTTCTAAATCAGCTAATAAAACTTCTCTATTCATATGTGTTACTTGATAACCCATATTGCCTTTATCATCAATCCATATATTCTCATATTCAAGAGCGGTAAATAACCAATCGATTAAGTTATTACCTATAGTGTTCCTCTCTGATATGACAGTAGCAGTATTGTATAAATTAGCCTCTGTTGCAATCACCTGAGCAAATTCGTTTATGGGAGTCCGATTAGAATAGAACTCTGCTACTTGCTCTCCGTTATACATGTTTATAATTTGAAATGCAGAATAATCCCTTCCCCTACCTAGGGAAACATCAGCAGCTAATACATACTCATAAGCTGGATTTGGGTCCTTCCAGACCCGCATTCGATTGTTATACTTTATATAAAAATTTTCATTGACATTACTTTTTACATAATTAAGGATTTCCCCATCAACATAAGTATCTCCTGTGCCGAGAAAGTCGCACTCATATTCCTGTAACCACTTCCTTGGGGAGATATTGGACTTTGTAATCTCTTCCCATTTTCCCACATCTAGAGGAGTTTCTAAACCCATCATAAAGTCATATAAGCCTTCAAACCCTTTCTGCTTTTTATACTCTGGGTGCTCTTGCCATTTAATGTCTATTGCGTTAAAAGAATTCTCATTATTTATTGCACCACTATACATGTCATGAAACCAGTTACCGATACCATTAACTGTAGATAATATAAATGCAGCACCTCCCGTTGAGATGACTGGATATACTGCTGCCCAGATAGTGTCAATATTTTCAATAAAAGCTGCCTCATCTACTATCAGCAATGAGCCTGCAAGAGATCTACCCGACTGCTTCCCTGAAGCCCTACATCTAATCGTAGATCCGTTCTTTAACTTTAATGTATGTTTATTATCTTCTTCAATCCCAGGCTTCATAATAGCGGGAAGCTCGTCATACATTAGTTTAATCCTTTCTAGGACCTCTGTTGATTCCTGATCACCTTTTGAGATGATAGGGATGGTTTGATACTTTGCAAATATAGCTTTCCATAAGGCGTAACTGGCAGCAATAGTTGTACAACCTGCCTGTCTAAACTTTCTTAAAATGTTGAACCTATGTGATGTAAGTTCCTTGACTATCCTTTTTTGGAAAGGATAAAGTTCAAAATTAACCAAACCTCTGACAGGGTGAGTTACCTTGATATATTTGGAGATAAAGTAAGAAGGATCTCTACTACATCTTTTAAATTCTTTTATTGCTTCGTTAGGGTCCATTATCTATAATAGAATATGAAGTATGATACATATGCATTTATTTGCACTAGGGATAAGGCTCCAACTGTAACAAGAAACAATCTCACCCATTATTTATCTAGGGCGGGAGTGAAGACAAAATTACTCGTAGGGCAAGACTCTATATTCTCTGGGTATAAAAACGCCTTTGAAATGGTTAAGCCTAAAGCTAACGATACTATCATTCTTTGCCATGATGATATTGAGATTTTATCGGATATTCACTTATTCCATAATGAACTAGAGCGTCACTTATCTCAACACAAAGCAGGGTTTGCGGGTATAGCAGGTACTACCTTATTAGGGGAAGACGCTGTGTGGTGGGATCACAAACGTTGGAAGCAAGGATTACATAGAGGGCATGTATACCACGGAAAAGATCTGCACTCTTATGATAATACTTTTTATGGTAAACCTGGACAGGTAGTAGTAATGGATGGATTATTTTTAGCCGCTAAGGCTAAAACATTAACCGCTATAGGGTTAGATAAGCCTGATTATTTTAAAGGTAATTGGGATTATTACGATATTTTGTATACTTTAAAAGCGCACAACCTAAAATTAATAAATAAAACTGTGCCTATAATAATACTACATAACTCCTTTGGAGACTTAGCAGGAAGGGAGTCCTGGTTAGCAAATAGAAAAGGATTTATAGAAAATCATAAATTACCAGTGAGTTGCAATTAATATGGGAACAACAATGTTAGGTTATAATACTTTAGCAGTTATAGTTTGGGTTTTAGCTGTATTCGGAGCGTCTAATGGAATAGCAGTAGCACATTTAATAGAGCCTATAAGGAAGAAAGTAATGAAGTGGCCTATTATAGGGGGATTAATTCATTGCCCTATGTGCCTTGGATTCTGGTTTGGAGGTGGAGCATCCTGGCTAACCTTCTCGCCAACTGGCAATATTATTATGGATTGCTTCTTTGGAAGTATAACTTCCTGGATCCTCTTCTTGCTCATTCAAAAGAGACAGTTCGAATCAGGTTGAGGCTAATCAACAACCCTGAGCGCAGTGTGCGCTCGGCCTAAGCATCCAACGTTTTCTCAGTATTCCAGTAAAATTCATTACACTCCCCATCTTGATTTAATATAATTAAAAAAGTTCTGGATTGTAGGACCTTCTATATTCCCTTGCCAAACACATAGCTCTCCTAAATCCATATCAGGAGCTAAGGACCCTCCCCCGCCAATTGTGGCTGTAGCATGAAGTGTCCCATCGGCAACAAGAGAATCCGCAGTAGTAACTTTAACTTTATCCACCCACAAACTACCAGTCCCGTCTGGGAATACTTCCCACATCAAAAACTTAGTAGTGTCTACCGCAACATCAGGTCCTGTTACGGATGTAGGATCTAATTTAGTACTAGCTAATTTGAAAGTAGCAAGAGAGCTATCTCCCTTACCCGTCCATGCTAGAGCGTTTTCTCCAGATCCCGTACTAAAGGCATACTGAGTATCTGTCCCCGCTGCTGCTGCTGCCTTAATTTTTAATACTGCTGCTACCGTCATAGGGACAGAAGAATCCCCACCAAATACAGAACTT